CTTTGCTAAATCTTCTTGCCATTTCTCTTTACAATCTACAATCTCATCCTGAGCATAAACTCTTGTTTGATTGCCACTTTCATTAGAACTTGCTTCTGTATCTTGTAACATTTTAATTTGCATTATTTTGTACCTCTAATTCATACATTTTTTCTACTACTTGTTCCCAAGCGATGGGTTCTGATTCCCATTCAATACCACCATACAGGTAATCGATGCGACCTTCAAGATTACCCTTGATAGAGAACTTCGCATCTTTATCAATTTTGTAGATAGCTTTTATTATAGCCATCTCTTTCTCCGAATATGGTGTGTTGTTGCACATATTCATCCTCTGTCCGGTGGTGGGGAGAAACAAATGAGCAAACTCTCCCCACCATGTCTAGTTCCCTAGACTAACTATGCATCCTCTGAATCAATAGGATTACCCAAGATTCCTTGAATGCTTATTGGTGTGCCATTGCTATGACTACCTGTTGCATCGATTTTTACACGAGCATATCTTTTACCACCTATATAGCCGATTTGACTTGTCTGTGGTGTTTCACCATTTGCATCAAGTGTTAAGAAAATACCACTTGAATCAACACTACCTTCTGTAACATCTGTTGAAGCTGTTACTGCTGTGAATGTTGAATCATCATCAGAATGTTCAAGAATGAAATCAAACTTGACACTTGATGATAGTGTGTCACCTTCTATACCACTATTAACTACAAACATTAAAGATTCAAAACCTTTTCTGTCTACAGTAGTGCCATCAGTATCAGAAGTAAAAACTTTTGCATCCTGACAGGTGACAGCTTTAGTTCTATTTGAAATATCTCTCATAACTTATCTCCTTATGCACTTACATTTTGTAGTTGAATTGCTTCAGGTAGAACTACTGTTCCACCCACCCTTTTTCTTGCTAGGTATTTAATATTACCTGAAGAAGCTTGTGAGAATGGGTCTCTCATGATTGAAAGATTCACTCTGTCCACGATTGTATAAGCTCGTGAGAAGTCACCAAATGCAATCGGTTTTGTACCTGCACCTACATTAGGCATATCTGTTGCCAATGTATATGGGTAGCCAACGATTGTAGATGGAGCTCCACCAACAAGTGTCATACCAACATGGAATATTTTTTGACCTGCTGTATCTTCTAGTTGAAGAATGTCAGCGAAGGTTGCTCTGTTGAATACAAATCTTGCATTATTTAAATAATCAGATTTGATTGCATATACAAGTTCTAACAGACCATTTGGTTTTAGTGTAGAAGCATGACCTGAGTTGGTTGTGCCTACACCTGCTGTTGTGTCTGTGAAACCTAATGGTTCACCAACACCACTACCTGATACGAACTTAGTACCTTCAAGTAATGCAAATCTTTCTGCAAATTCAGTACCCATTTCGGATTCTAAATCGAATGCAGAATCTTCAAGCATCGCTTGTGAGATATGTACTTCTGCAAAACATTCGTGAGCATCAATCGTCATCATGCCGGTTGTATACCCTGTTGTTTCACTTCTTGTACCTTGTTCAGCAACAAATGAAGCAGAGAATTGTCCTGTTCTTTTTGGAATCTCTATACCTCTGTTACTTGTTTGTCTTACTCTTGCAATAGAACGAATAGGAGAAATTTCAGTTACAGTCTTGATGATTTCTTCTACATACTCTGTAGGAGCATAAAAGCCACCTAGAGTATCATCAGATTCATAAAGTGCTTTCTTTTCCATTTCATCCACTTCACCCTTTCTTAGCCATGAACCAAATGCTTTCATTTGCATGTCTACATCTTCTGATTTAGAAGCATTAGGTCTTGCTAACATTGTTTCGAGACTTTCTATTTTTTGCTGAGCTTCTTCAAGATTTTTTTGTTGAATCTCATGAGATTGTTTGACTTCTGCTAAAGTAGCAATGTCATCAGTCATTTTATCAACTTTTTCTTGTAGTAAAGGGTCAGCATGTCCTTGTTTTTCAATTTGGTCTAAACGAGTTTTGTTCTCTGCTTTGAAATCTTCAAACTTTGAACCTAACTCATCTAAGACTTCTTTGACTTCTTCTGACATAAATTGTCCTCTTAGTTAAGTTTGTTAATTAAATGCTTAATACTATCCACAACTTCACATTGCTCTTTATTAAAAGATTTATGCAGTATACTCGCACTAGTTTTAGCAACAGAATTAGACATACCTACCTCACATAGGTATTTCTCTAGTTCTCTCACATCCATTTCCTGTAGTTTCACTTTCGTGATTTTTGCTTTAGGATTCATTGGGAATGTAACCATTGAGACTTCCATTAAGTCTACTTGTTTGATTACTCTTTTCTTTCTTTTGTCATCGTACTTGTAGCCATCAGGAGACAGCTTATATCCTATTGACATTGAATCTAATGCACCCATCTTCATTAGCTCATAGACTTCTCTGCCTTTTTGAGTACCCATCGCTAAACGACCTTTGATTTTTAAACCTTTGCTATCTTCTTCTAAGGAATCTACAACACCGATAGGTTCATCAGTCTTGTGTTGATAAAGTAATTTAATACTCTTTGCTTTCTTACCTCTGATAGATTCAGAAAATGCACCTGCCTTGATGACATCGTTCCCTAAATCTTTGTTGTTGAATACAGAAGCATAACCCTCGAATGAGCCATCTTCCTCAGCTTCTATTTCTTTGTACTCACATTCTAAATCAAGAATGCTATCTAAGTGTTCTTCCATAACTCAAAATCCTTGTCAAGTCTATTGAGCTAATTGTAACAATAAAACATTACTAATAACAATAAAAAAAGAGCAGAACTAAGTCTGCTCTTTAAGGGAAGTAACTACTCTTATTTTCTAAGAGTAGTTATTGTTCTGTAGTGATACTTCTGAATGTTGTAACCACCTGCATCGATTGTTCTTAAATCAACGATACCTTTGTCACATTTGAACTGACCTTCTAAGATGCCATTATCGTATATGCTAACGACATTGTGTATTTGACCACCTTTTTTTGTGACAGATTTAATAAGGTTTTGTTTTTTAGCTTTTCTGTTTTTAGCAATCAAATCATTGAATGCTTTTACATAAAATGGTCTTTGGGATACTGACCAACCTGCTACTCTGCCATCTTGTGAATCTGCAATCTTTCTGTAATGCCAATACTCAGCATCATTCATTCTTTTAGAAATATCAGATATTTTTGAACTTCCCCATTTAGCTTCTTGTTCCACAATATATGCATGAAGGTTTTTGTAGTATTCTATAGTTTTAGCTTCCCAATTATCTAAGAAAGCATCAATGTTAGCTTCAGCATTAGGGTTGATAGAATGTGTCATATTTGTTTCTCCTTTGTTTAACATGTGTCCATTATAGCATACTTAAAGTATATAATGCAACTATTTAGGTGAAAAAAGCAGAAAAAATCGACTATTTTTGCTTAATTGTGAAAGGATTCTTGTAATTGTACTTTTTTGCTAGTAAATCATGGGCATATAGGGATGCTTGGACATTAGAAAGACCTTTTTTGATGCCTTCATCATAGAATCTGCCATAATCTTGACTTTTTTCTTTTCCGAGTATTTTACTCAACTATATCATCCTCATCATAGTATATAACAAAACATCTGCAATTTATCACATTTGAAGCACCACCTTCAGGGTCTCCTGTATATTGCATCTCTTTAGGTACAACACCACCACCTTTGATTGGTGTCAGGACTGTGAATGCATCATCAATACCAACTCTTTGCCCATTGGTTTGTCTATGCCAATCTCTTGTTCTATCATCCATAGCAGATACCCATTCTTTTTGTGGTTTCTGTAATCCTAATCTTTTTGCAATTTCTTGATTGCCATAGCTCATTGCTTGATGTGATTCTGTCCTTGCAATAAGTGTTGCTCTTACAGCAGAGAAGGCAGTTGATTTCTTTATGTTCTTTGAAATCTGATTGATTGATAAACCTGTATCTAAACCTAAAGCAATCTCTGCTTGTAGTTTCTTTCGAGTGGTTTGTGTGATGTTTGTCACATTTTGTGCAGTTGCACTAGCAACATATGACAATACGATTGGGTCAATCTCGTTTTCTTGCTTGGTAAGTCTTAGTCTGTGTTGTCTATTGCCAACTGTTACAATTATTTCTCTAGCACTTTGATTGAGAATGTCCAACATGTCTTTGTAAAAGTCATCGTAATATTCTTGTGGTATTTCACCCACCTCTTCATACATACCTTCTGCTAAATCAGAATATTCTTTGAACAACTGTCGTATCCTTCTTCTTAAAGCATTGCTCATGTTAATGAATAACCTGAGTTGCTCTTTGTATTCTTTTCTTTTGTTAATTCTTATCTTTGACATCTATCAATCTCAATGTTTCTTCAAGCAGTTCTTCTTGTGTGCCGAATGTGCCTTCAAACCATTTAGGATTTAGATGATATGATTCTAGCGAAGTTCTATGATGATGTGGACACAAAGGTATAACTTTCATGTGATTTCTTGGCTCACCCATTTTTCTGATGTGGTGTATCTCAGCAGGTGTATTGTAATATCCTAGTCTAATACAAGCGATACATCCTAATTCTTGCACCTTTCTCAGATGCTCTCTTTCAGATTTCTTCATCCTCGACATCTATTAACCACATTTCTTCTACACAAGATTTGAGTATAACAGATATTCCACCAAGTCCTGATTCTTTTGTGATGGCATTTGCTACCTTGTAAGACTTCTTATCTTCTTTGATTAGCCATCCTACAGTACGACATAGCTCAGGTTCACATGAATCAACATTTTCAACCCATCTTGCATCTGCTGTGTGGTCTAGCCAATCTACCATGACTAGGGGATATTCTTTCATACTGTATATTTTTTACCTCTAAAGAAAGCTGAACGATGCAGATTACTTACCTGCACAAGTTCAGGATGAACTGTTTTTTCTTTAGGGTCAATCGTTATCACAGCGAATCCATTATTCCAATCATTTGCGACATTATCTTCAAGGTAAGGATGATATTGTTCCGATAAGTGTCCTGTTTGTATAGACATTGCTGTTGTAGAATAAGTATTGAAACTTCTAAAATTAAGCTGATGTGTATGTCCTGTAACGATATGTATACCTGCTCTCATGGAGTTTTGGTATGCAGTATGGACACCACCTCTCATTCTGTGCTTCACAATGACTGTATCATCGACAAGATGCGACATTGCCCACTCCCAATCAGGAAATAGACTTTGTATCTTGAATGCTTCTAAATCTTCAAATGCTCTACCCCAAGACATTGCTACCCTTGACAATCTTGTCTCATGATTACCAAAGGTTGCTATCTGCTTGATAGGATACTTGGCTCTGTCAATAATCTTTTGAATTCTGTTGAGTTGAGCTTGGGAATCATAGATTTCTTTTTGTACAGTTCTTTCTTGTGGTCTTATCTCTGTATGGTATTTTGCAAAAGTAGATAAGATTGATAAGTCCATGATATCACCATTAGCCACAATGAGTTTGAGCTGTCTAGTCTTTACAAGGTCTTTAAGTACATCACACATAATCTTAAACGATACTGTCTCATGTCCTTCAAAATGTGCATCTGAAAACACCAACATACAGTAGGGATGGTCTGTGATTTGTATGTGATTAGTCAATGGTGGTAGGTTGGCTCTTTCTGTCCTGACCACAGTATTCCTGTTATTGTTGTGTGGCAAAAGTCTAATACCTGTCATTTCTTCAGCTTGTGACCTGTAGAAAGACATCGTGCCACTATCTGTTGATAACCCAAGATAAGTGAAGACATCCTTTTGTGACTTCATCTCAGGTAGATTCCATGCTCTGACAATATCGTGAGCAGTAGCCAACGATATGCCCGACCTGTCTGTACTAGGCATGTATACTCCTAGTTAGATTTCAAA